TCCTAGAATAGGGGATGTATGGATTGATACTGTTGCATCAACATATAACACTTATATATATGATGGTACTTCTGCTTATTGGCTGCAAGTTACACAAATTTAATAAATGAGAAAATAACATGACAACACGATACGGATTTCCATTTTATCCAACACCTACAATTGGTGATAAACAGGTCACTGCAACAAAAACTTATACCTGGAATGGAATTGTTTGGAGAATAGAAACAGCATCAAATACAGCAACTAGTATTGTTTCTCCTGAATTACAAGTTACTAGTAGTACTGTTTCTCTTTCAACCATTACAGGTGCTCTAACAGTAGTAGGCGGTGTGGGTATAGGCGGTGATTTACACATAGGCGGATTAATTTATTCTAATGGAGTTCCAGCATTAACAACTGCAAGTTTTAATCTTAGCTCAGGACCAGATGGCGGCGTTGATATTGGCATAGATGTAACTGCTACTGATCCTATATCTGGATTACATACTATAACAATTAATAATCAATCAACCCTAGAAACAGTAACAGGTAGAGGTTCTTCATCTACGCATATTATAAGACTTACCAACAACACAACTTCAACTGATATCTATACAGGTGCATTGGTAGTTGCTGGTGGCGTTGGAATTGCAGGAAGGGTAAATACAGAAAGTATACAAATTGCTGACACAGTATTTGACTCCACTGAATCTTTTTCGTCAACATTTTCGCCTTCTGTTATCGACTCATACCACTTGAGTGCTTACAGATCGTCAAAATATTTCATACAGATTTCTGAACCAAATATTGATCAAGGCGGATATGAATCAAGATTCCATGCTGTGGAAATTGTATTAACAGCAAAGAATGATGGTACACCGTATATGACACAATACGGACAAGTAACAACAGGTGGAGAATTAGGAACGTTTAGCGCAGAGAGTAGTGGTACAGCACCTGATATAGTAATATCTTTAATTTTTACTCCTAATCCAGCAGGACCAAGAGAACATGGAAGTTTAAAAACGATTAAAGTACTAAGAACAGCAATGGTTGCTTAATTAAAGGAATAAGAAAATGGCAATAGCAATTACAGAAGATTTTGTAACCAAAGGTGGTTTAATTGTTCAGGGAACAGGAACGGTTACAACTTCGTCAGTTGTTCTTAACTTTCAAACTGGCACATTGCAAGTTGCTGGTGGCGCAGCTATTGCCAAGAATTTAATTGTAGGTACTACCGCAACAATTTACGGAGAGTTAATAACAATTAATGGTACTGTATTAGCAGACCTAAGAGTAGCTGGCAATTCACAACTAACTACGTTAACTGCAAATGGTGTAGTATCAATAACTGATTCCACAGCAGCAAGTATTGGCGGCGCGGGTGCTTTAAAAGTCACTGGTGGAATAATTGCAAATAAAAATATAGTAGTAGCAAGTACTGTAGCAAGTACAGGAACTGTGGCTAGTAATGCTTTGTATGTTGCTGGTGGAGTGGGCATTGAAAAATCTTTGGTAGTGTCAGGAACAGCATTGTTTCAAAACGATGTTGTTTTTAGTGGTGCTACAACTAATGTTTTTAGTACCAATACAGTTTATACTGATAATTTAATAGAATTGCATGTATCTAGTACTGGTACATGGACATTAGACGATGGCAGAGATATTGGCCTACGTTTTCATTATTATGCAAATAGTGCTGAACAAAATGGAGCATTGGTATTAGCCAATGATACAAAATACTTAGAATGGTATAATACCGGTGCAGAATCTACTACTGGAACATTTACAGCTACTACTTACGGAACATTTAAAACTGGAAATATAATTTTAGCTGGAAACAATACAGCAATTTCAACACAATCTGGTGCATTACAAGTCGTTGGTGGAGTAGGCATTGGACAAGATTTATATGTTGGTGGAGTAATTAATGCGTCAACATTTAGTGGATATTTAGAAGGGTTAGCATCTACTGCAACAAACATTTCTGGCGGTGCCACTGGATCTATTTTATATCAAAGTACATCTGGAATTACTACATCTATACCAATTGGTGGGTTTGGCCAAATATTATCATCAGATGGAACCAATCCAGTTTGGTATCCATTATCTACTGTGCCGGTTGAATATGCTACTACAGCCACTTATCTTAGATTTGGTGATGATATGCAGATTCCTTATCAAACTGATGTAGGAAAAACCGCGTTTGCATATAATTTTAGATATGACTATACAGCAAAGATATTGCGAACCGTTAATGTAATATTAACAGGTACAACCAATGCAACAAGTACTATTTCTGGAGCATTACAACTAGTAGGTGGCGCAGGTATTGGACAAGATTTGTGGGTCGGCGGCAATCAAGTTATTTTAGGTGATATTGATATACGTGGCGGCGACATTACTACAAATAAATCAACATTTAATATTGTAAACAATACTGCCACAACTGTTAATTTTGCAGGATCGGCAACAGCACTTACCATCGGATCACTAGCTGGATATACTAAAATTCAAAGTACTGCTTCAGCCTTAAGTACTCTTACTGGTGCATTACAAGTTGCAGGTGGTGTTGGAATACAAGGCGATGTTTATATTGGTGGAATAACTAATATCAGTGGTAATATAGTTCCTACTAATAGTAGTGTTTCCCTAGGAACATTAGCATCTCCATTTGCTGATTTATTCCTTGGGCCTCATTCGTTATATGTTGACACAGTTCAGTTATCTGGTAGCGGGTCATCACTAAAAGCTGAAAGCTCTACAGGCCCGGTTACATTAACAGCAGGTGGAGGAATATTTACTCTTACTACAAATGCATCGAGCACCATTACTGGAGCAGTAAAGGTATCTGGTGGTGTTGGTATTGGTTTAAATTTATGGGTAGGCGGCAATCAAGTTATATTAGGTGATATTGATGTTCGTGGCGGCGATATCACCACTGATCAAACAACTTTTAATTTAGTAAACACCAATGCTACCACTGTTAATATTGCAGGTGCAGCTACAACTACCACAATTGGATCATTATCCGGTTATACTAAAATTCAAAGTATTGATGCTGCTTCAAGTACCAACACAGGTGCGTTGCAAGTAATAGGCGGCGTTGGTATAGGACAAAACTTATGGGTAGGTGGTAATCAAATTATCTTAGGTGATATTGATGTTCGTGGTGGAGACATTACAACTAATCAAACTACTTTTAATTTAATAAACACTAATGCTACCACTGTTAATATTGCAGGTGCATCCACAGCTACCACAATTGGATCATTATCTGGTTTTACTAAAATTCAAAGCACTACTTCTGCGACTAGTACTACCACAGGTGCATTACAAGTTATAGGTGGTGTTGGAATTGGTGGTGCATTGTATGTTAGCAGTGTTGGATATGTTAATAATGCTGTAATTATAACAACAGCAACATTATCATCACAGAGTGTAACAGGAATTACTGCAGGAACAGATACAGCGGTTTCAACTTCTACTGGTCCTGTTGTTATATGGAATACAAGCACTTTACAAAGTATAACCAATAGAGGATATACAACCACTAATGTAATATCCATTACAAATATTACCGCTGCATCAAGCACTATAACCGGTGCATTACGAGTGTCAGGCGGTGCCGGTATTGGTGGTAGATTATATGTAGGTGATAGACTTACAGTAATAAGCACCTTATCTGCTGTATCAACTATTACAGGCGCAATAGTAGTTACAGGCGGCGTTGGTATTGGTGGTAATTTATATGTTGGTGGTAATATTGTCGGAACAATCACTACTGCTACAAATGTTGCAGGTGGCGTTGCTGGACAAATTTTATATCAATCTGCTACTGGAATTACCGGATTTTCTAATGCAGGATCTGCAGGACAATTATTTGTTAGTCAAGGGTCTTCTGCACCACTTTTTGTTGGTACAAATTCAATTACAGTTGGATATTCAAACAATGTAGTGGGCGGTGCAACCGGATCATTGTTGTATCAAAGTGCTTCTAATACCACTAATTTTATTGGAATTGGCCCAGATGGTGCATTCTTAAGAAGTAATGGAACAACCGCAACTTTTGTTACTACTGGGTCTATGTATGTAGGAGCAGCATTAAAATCAACTAATTTACAAGGTGGTGCAACTGGATCAATACCGTATCAAAGTGCTGCTGACACCACCGCAATGTTGCCAATTGGCATTGGCGGGTATCTATTAACTTCTGATGGTACTTCTCCTCAGTGGACTAGTTTAACTAGTTTATCTGCAGGAACTGCAACTAATGTTGCTATAACAAATGATGTTACAAGTGCTACAACACATTATATTGCTTTCATGAACACAACCACTGGTGCTAGTGGAGTTAGAACATCTGGACCAACAAAATTAACTTATCTACCAAGTACCGGTGATGTAGGCGTAGGTGGTGCAATAAAAATTGCAAGTAATGCGGCCGCCTCAAGCACTATTACTGGTGCATTACAAGTGGTTGGTGGCGTTGGTATTGGTGGAAATATATATTTTGGCGGTGATGTTGTTGCTACTCAATCAACTGTTAATTTAATAAACACTAATGCTACTACTGTTAATATTGCAGGTGCCGGAACAACTGTTAATATAGGTGCTGCTACAGGTAATACTAATATTAAAAATAATTTAGTTGTAACAGGTAATTTAACCATACAAGGTACAACCACTGCGGTTGATAGTACAGTAACAAATATAGTTGATCCTATTATTACACTAGGTGGTCTAGCAAATAATGCTCCTTATATAGGAGCAGATTTTAAAGACAAAGGTATTGCTTTTAAATATTGGGGAGCAAGTACTTCTAAAGTAGGATTCTTTGGATATAATGAAAGTACAGGAGCTTTTACTTATCTATTGGATGCAAGTATTACCAATGAAGTAGTTAGTGGCACAACTGGAACAATAGAAGCAAATCTTTATGGTGGAACATTAAACTCATTGATATATCAAAGTGCTCCTAATGTTACATCATTCCTTGCTAATGCATCTACTTCTGGTTATGTATTATCGGCAGTTGCAGGATCTTCTCCAGCTTGGTCATCATTAAGCGCATTGGGTGTAGGTAATGCAAACACTGCAACTAACCTTGCAGGTGGAACACCTGGTCAGATTCCTTATCAAATAGCAAGTAGTTCTACTGGATTTATTTCAACAGGCAGTGTAGGTACAGTATTAGTAAGTAATGGAACTAACTCACCCGCATACCAAAATACATTAACACTAGCTGGTACTACTGCTGCAACAAACACTACAACAGGTGCATTACAGGTAAAAGGCGGAGTTGGAGTTGGAGGCAACATTTATACTGGTAATAGAATCGGTTGGACATCATCTACAAATGTTAGTGCTGTATATCAATATTACAATGCTGCCACAAATAGTTTAGATACAGTATTTGGTTAATATGGCAATAGTAGCATCCCGTTTAACTTCAACAGGTACACTGTTTATCAGTGGAGAATTCAACGAAGTTACTCAATCAAGTATTAAACTTACTACCACAACTTATTATGCTGCTGAGTTTAATGAAGTTTCTATATATGGTAGCAGTGTGGCTAAACGTGAAACAAGTACGGGAACATTTTTAGTATCTAACGGCTTTAACGAAGTAAATAAGCCAGTATAACAATTAGGTAAATATTAGACTATGGCACAACTCTTATCTGGAACAAGAATATACGGAACTGGTACAGTAGATACCCGTCTAATAATTAGTGGTAATACCAACTCTAGTTCAACTACAACGGGTGCATTAAATGTCGTTGGTGGCGTTGGTGTTGGCGGAAATATTTACTTTGATGGAAATTTATATCAAAATGGTGTTTTATTCACCGCTGGGCAAGGACCACAAGGTGTTCAAGGTGTTCAGGGTACTCAGGGTGCTCAAGGCTACCAAGGCACACAAGGTGCTCAAGGTGCTCAGGGTCGTCAAGGATTGCAAGGCGTACAGGGAGCAAATGGTAGTCAAGGTGTTCAAGGTGCAGATGGGCTTGATTCAACAGCACAAGGTGTTAAAGGCAGTCAGGGTATACAGGGAGCACAAGGTTATCAAGGTGTACAAGGTGCTCAAGGCTACCAAGGTTTACAAGGTATACAAGGCGCCACCGGCAGCCAAGGTATACAAGGTGCTCAGGGTATACAGGGACTTCAGGGATACCAAGGCACGCAAGGTGCTCAAGGATACCAAGGCGTAAAGGGAGACCCTGGATTAGATTCAACCGCACAAGGCGTTCAAGGCGTTCAAGGTACACAAGGTGCTCAAGGTACACAAGGATATCAAGGTGTTATTGGCGCCCAAGGCGTACAAGGTGCTCAAGGTGCTCAAGGCTACCAAGGTTTACAAGGTGTGCAAGGTGTACAAGGACAAGCAGGTAATATTCAAGGAGCAACCGGTTCTCAAGGTATACAAGGTAGTCAGGGTATACAGGGACTTCAAGGATACCAAGGCACGCAAGGTAGTCAGGGTATACAGGGACTTCAAGGATACCAAGGTACGCAAGGTACGCAAGGTCCTCAGGGTTTACAAGGTAGTCAAGGTATTCAGGGACTTCAGGGTTATCAAGGTACACAAGGAACTTACGGAGTAGGAGGTATTGGTTATTATGGTCTAACTGCTACTAGTTCACCACAAGCTATTACATCAACTGGTGGTCCATATACATTTACTACTAATTTATCAGCTACACAAACTGCATTTGTAATAGGTCAACGAATAAGAATTTTTGTTACTGCTAGTCCTGCCAACTTCATGGAAGGGTCAATTACCACTTTTAGTGGAACTACACTTACATTTACACCTTCAAACAGTGGCGGTAGTGGATCATTTGCTGCATGGACCATTACCGATGCAGGTTTACAAGGTACGCAAGGTGCTCAAGGCTACCAAGGTACACAAGGTGCTCAAGGTTACCAAGGTGCTCAAGGCTACCAAGGTACACAAGGTGCTCAAGGCTACCAAGGTACACAAGGTGCTCAAGGTACACAAGGTGCTCAAGGCTACCAAGGTACACAAGGTGCTCAAGGTTATCAAGGTGTACAAGGTCCTCAAGGTATACAAGGTATTGGTTATTATGGTTTAACTGCTACTAGTGCATCGCAGGCTATTACATCAACTGGTGGTCCATATACATTTACTACTAATTTATCAGCTACACAAACTGCATTTGTAATAGGTCAACGAATAAGAATTTTTGTTACTGCTAGTCCTGCCAACTTCATGGAAGGGTCAATTACCACTTTTAGTGGAACTACACTTACATTTACACCTTCAAACAGTGGCGGTAGTGGATCATTTGCTGCATGGACCATTACCGATGCAGGTCTTCAAGGTACGCAAGGTGCTCAAGGCTACCAAGGTACACAAGGTGCTCAAGGTTACCAAGGTGCTCAAGGCTACCAAGGTGCTCAAGGCTACCAAGGTTTACAAGGTGTTACCGGTGCTGGTACAGGTTATATTTTAACATCGGTTAGTAGTATAACTATTATTGCTTCGGGTACTAGTGGTGCATTTACTACTTCGTTGGCAGCAACAGCAAGTGCTTTTGTAGTAGGGCAACGAGTTAGAGTATTTCAAACTGCCACGCCAACTAACTTCATGGAAGGCACCATTGCTACATTTTCTGGAAGTTCTCTAACACTTACTGTTACAAATAGCAGCGGGTCTGGTACTCTTGCCGGCTGGACATTTGTTGCCGCAGGTTTACAAGGTGTCCAAGGTACACAAGGTGCTCAAGGCTACCAAGGTACACAAGGTTACCAAGGTGCTCAAGGCTACCAAGGAATTCAAGGTGCAACTGGACCATCAGCAGGTACTATACAACAAGTATTATTCAGTCAGGGTGTAGGCGTTGCTGCTGCTGGAGACCCTAACTTATTATGGGCATTAAATGGACTCGGTGCTATACAACGAACATTGTATATTGGCGGAACAGCAGGTACTAATGGATATGGTACATTTGCTAAATCACATAATTTTGCTACAAATAGCTCAATATTTGATTCAACAACTGGTGATAGATTAGATTTTGCTGTACAAGGCTCATCTAGGATGTACTTGACCAGCTCTGAGTTTGCCGTCAATGCGCCCGGTGTAATACGAGTTGCAAATTTTGGCGGCAACACCGCGGCAGGACTACTGCGTTTTGGAGCCACAGGTAGTGCAACTTATTTGGCCTATGATGCTGCCAATGTCAGCGGCCTCGGCGTAGGATTTTTCTTTGCAGGTGGAGATGTAATTGTAGGAAACAGTAGAAATCTCAATGTAACTGGAGATATTGTTGCTCACTTTTCTTCTGATCAACGATTAAAAACCAACATTGAATTAATTACTGACGCTGTTAATAAAGTAGGTAAACTTGACGGGGTTACTTATAATTGGAATGAATTAGCCAACCAAATTGATAATAACAAAAAAACTAATGTAAGAGAATCTGGCCTGATTGCTCAACAAGTAGAAGCAGTATTACCAGAAGTAGTAGCCACAAGAGAAAATGGATATATGGCTGTTAAATATGAAAAAGTTGTTCCATTATTAGTTGAAGCTATCAAAGAACTTACCGGTCGGGTTGAAAAACTTGAAAAACAGGTAAAATCACTATAGGAATTTAAAAATAGATCAGTTATAATTAACAGAGTATATTATACGAATAAATAAAAGCTCTGTTATGACAAATCTTGCAAAATTTTCTTTAGAAAGAGGTGGAAGTATCCACCCACTCATTATCCCATCAATGCTTACCAATGGTACAGGATTGATGAATCCTTCCATCTTACTTGACAATGGTAAAATTATAGTTAATATTCGACATGTTAACTATACATTTTTTCATTCTGAAAAGAAACTATTTCAACATCCGTGGGGGCCACTTACATATCTTCATCCCGAAAATGATATAAAATTAAGGACAGATAATTATTATTGTGAGCTCGATGATAAATTTGAAATTACACGTTTTAATAAAGTAGATACATCTGCGTTTGATACTTATGAACCAATGTGGGATTTTGTAGGACTCGAAGATGCCAGATTAATGCGTTGGGATGGAAAATTATATATATCAGGTGTACGCAGAGATACTACCACAAATGGTCAAGGGCGTATGGAACTGTCTGAAATTGTAGTCGGCAATGATACAGTTAAAGAAATATCTAGGTTTAGAATTCCTCCACCCAATGATCCAAATTCTTATTGCGAAAAGAATTGGATGCCAGTGTTAGATAAACCTTACCACTATGTAAAATGGACCAATCCAACAGAGTTGGTAAGTGTTAATCCAAATAGTAAAACTTCTAAAACAGAATATTTAAGCGCATCAATTTCGTTGCCAAGAGATATTCGAGGCGGAACACAAGTAATGGAATTTGAAGGACATTATATTGCATTAACGCACGAAGTGGATTTATTTCATAGCGAAGCAGGTCGTAAAGATGCTGTATATAGACATAGATTCATTGTATGGGATAACAACTGGAATATAGTAAAACATACTTCTGATTTTTCTATCATGGATGCTCATGTTGAATTTGCTGTAGGTATTTGTAAATTAAATGATGACATATTAATTACGTTTGGTTTTCAAGACAATGCTGCGTATTTGTTAAAAATTCCAGCTACCGTCCTTGCTGATTTTATAAATTCTAACTGAGTAATATATGAATAGAACAGATATAATAAATTACTATATTGCAAAAACTAATGCTAAATCATATTTAGAAATTGGAATTTCTGGTGGTGAAAATTTTGCCAAAATTATTTGTAATAATAAAGTTGGAGTAGATCCAAGTCCAACTTCTCCTGCAACTATACATTTAACTTCTGATGATTTCTTTATTGAAAATAAAAATTCATTTGATGTAATTTTTATTGATGGGTTACATCATGCTGATCAAGTTGAAAAAGATATCTTAAATTCTTTAAACGTACTAAATGATGGCGGTGTAATCGTATGTCATGATATGAAACCAGAAACAGAAGATGCTCAAATTATTCCATATCGAGGTGGTGAATGGAATGGTGATTGCTGGCGTGCATTTGTTAGTCTACGACAAACTCGCTCAGATTTAGAAATGTTTACCATTGACTGCGACCAGGGTGTATCGGTTATTACTCAAGGTAAACAAGATTTACTAAAAATTAATGAAGAAATGAATTATGAAAATTTTTCAAAGAATAAAAAAGAATGGCTAAATTTAATATCAGTAGATAAATTTAGCGAACTTATGAATATAAAAATGGATACTAATACACTTACACTGCTAATTAACAAATTTGTCATGGATCCAGCCGATCCTGAAAATAATTTTGCACTGGCTATATATTACAATTACATAGGACAAACAGCATCTGCCGTATCTTATTATATTAGAACAGCAGAAAGAACAGATAATGATCTTTTAAAATATGAATGTTTAATCAGAGCCGCTAGATGTTTTGAAGTACAAGGAACTAGAGCATTTTCTGTAAAAGGATTATTACAACATGCTATATCATTAATTCCAACTCGCCCCGAAGCATACTATTTTTTAAGTAGAATACATGAAACATCTAAAGGCGATGGAGATATGTTTGCTTGTTATATGTTATCGTCTATTGCACTAGGTGTTTGTGATTTTAATCTCCCTGAGTTAAGAACAGATGTTGGCTACCCAGGGAGATATGGATTATTATTTGAAAAAGCTGTTAGCAGTTGGTGGTGTGGATTGTGTGAAGAATCCAAAAATCTATTTAAAGATTTATTGAACAACGACGAGCTCGATGATACACATAGACGTGCAGTAATACAAAATCTTAAATTTTTTAATTTAACACATACTAAAGAATTAACACAATTCAATAAAGAAAAACATCAAAAATTACGAGTAAAGTTTACTGATTCGGATAAAATTGAAAAGAACTACGCCGAATCGTATCAGGATATATTTGTATTAACTATGTTGAATGGAAAAAAGAATGGTACATATTTAGAAATAGGTGCAGCAAATCCGTTCTATGGAAATAATACAGCATTGCTGGAACAAAACTATAATTGGAAAGGTATATCTTTAGATATAGAACAACAGTTTGTTGATGCATTTTCAAAAGAAAGAAAAAATCCATGCCTGTTGAAAGATGCTACATTGATAAACTATGATAGATTTTTATCTGGGTTAGATTTTTCCACTGACATTGATTATCTCCAATTAGATTGTGATCCGCCCGACGTTACATATAAAATATTATTGTCTATACCGTTTGAAAAATATAGATTTGCTACTATTACGTATGAGCATGATTATTACTGTGATGAGTCAAAGAGCTTTAGAGAAAAATCAAGAAAGTATTTAGAGTCATTTGGATATATTATGGTTGCTGGAGATATTGCACCAGACGAGTGGCGCAATTATGAAGATTGGTGGATTCATCCAGATTTAGTAGACAAAACAATTTTAAGTCAAATGTTGAACACAGATACAGCCACTAAAAAAGCTGAAAATTATATGTTAATGGAGAAAAAATGAATAGTATACCAGTGATAGGAACTGCGGTAGTTAATAGCACACATTGGGTGTCTAGACTACTAATGAGCATAGATTACCCTGTTGATAATTTTGTTATTATCAATAACAACGGTCGTGGCGAACTTGATCGAGAGTTAGATAATCTAAAAAAGATGAATCACAAATTTGTTAAAAATATAGTTGTGTCTCATCTTCCTGCAAATATAGGTTGCGGCGGCGCTTGGAATCTTATAATAAAATGTTTCATGCATAGCCCTTATTGGGTTCTTGTAAATGACGATGTATCATTTGGCATGGGCATGTTAGAAGAAATGGCCACTGCTGCTAATGCAGACCCTACAGTAGGAATAATACACGGCCATGAGGGCGATTTTAATGTAGGTAGTTGGGATTTATTCTTAATACGAGATTTTATCATACAAGAATTTGGACTGTTTGACGAAAACTTATATCCTGCATATTGCGAAGATGCTGATTATATAATGAGATTGATTCATCGACCTATTAAAAAAATAATGTCTTTGAATAAAACATATTATCACGGCACCGGAGAATGTGGGGATTATTTAGATCATGGAAAACAAACTCAAAAAACTGAACCTGAATTAAAAGAGAAGTTAGACATTGTTAATCTTCAAAATATAGATTATCTAACTAGAAAATGGGGTAATGGCTGGAGATTGTGTGAACCAACATTTATGCCTTTTGAAAATGAAGGTAGATCCATAACTCAAACTACCTATGATTTAAATTTTGTTAGACAAAAAAATCTAGGATTTTAAAATGAATAGCAAATTACTGGAAACCTCGTATCTAATACATAAGCCAGTTAATATAACTCAAACAGAAGATAAAGTTATCAGTGAATTGCTTTCAGGCCCATATTTTCCGTGGTACTGGCAGGAGAAACAAACACTCAACAATGATGAAACTGTTAAACTTGCATTGCCAGCTGAATTAAGAGAAACTATACAATTTTATAATGGTCCTTTAATGGCACATTCTTTAATATATCGAGCTGAAAATGAAAATATAAAATATACAGAAAGACCTGACAAAGATATAAGTCCATACTGCGGATTGTTTATGGAAATATTTCATAGATTCACAGTTGAAAATAATATAAAATATACAAATATATTTCGAGCCGCCCTAAATTTAACCTGGCATACTGGCAACTTACACACAGCTCCTCATGTAGATCATACATGGTCACATAAAAATTTTATTATGTATTTGACAGATTGTGAAGATAGTGAAACTATAATATGGTCTTCAAATTTTTTAGAAAGTTATTATATTCCTTGCATAAAATATACAGCGGCAGCTTTTGATCAGCAATGGCATGCCCATCGATATCCACCTCTAAAAACAAGAAGAATGGTATTGGTTGTAACTTATATATGATTAGAGTAAATCTAATAATAATTCTATTTTAGCTCTAATAATTTTATTATTAAAAGAATTCTTTACTGCTCTGTGCAAAGGTTTGGGCCATTGATCATAACTAGCCCAGGCATATCCATCGTGCTCGTTGTTTAATAGTGGAATAAATTCACGTTCGACCACTAGAACATAAGTGTTATATTGAAACCGTTGATCGTTGCTAATAAACAATTCTAAAGGAATTACTTTTTTTATAGTGGGTGTTTTGCCCACTTCTTCATGTATTTCTCGTGTAAGAGCATCAAATGGTGTGCTATCAGATGGTTCTTTTTTACCTCCAACTAATCCCCATGTACCTGCAGTTTTAGTCTGTGTTCTTGATAAAAGTAAAAATCGTTTGGTATCTTTGGCAAGAAACAATCCACCACTGCATATTACTTGATTTACAGAACTATTCTCCATAATGCTGCACTATAGATGCCCTCATAACTCTTGCTCCATGCTCCGTTCTCCCATTTGTATTGTGTATTTGTATATGAATTAGTTATATACACAACAGTCTTATAGGTTGTAGAACTGAATACTATAATCCATTTGGTGCCGTCCCATTCAATTATATCATTGGCAAATGCTTGAAAATCACTATAGTCAGCATTCTTCCATGCTACTGGACCCGAATATCCATATTGTCCAAATTGTGCATTATTATTAATATCTTCTAATATTAAATAGCGTGTACCTGCTGCAACCGTACCTGGATTATATGTGTCAGGATTTATAACAGCATCAACTGTTCCTCTACCCGCAATGGTAGTATTGCTTGGAACAGTATCACGATTAATGTTTAATCTCATAGCAAAATCATCACCGGGATCTAAACTCATATAAGCAATTACTTCATTACCATCGGATTGTGCAAATCTTAATTCACTTAACCCTGCTCTAAATTTTCCAGGATATAAATCTAATATTTTTAACCAAGATGCTGTATTTTTAGGAGATGTAATATCTATATTTTCTCCTGCACCATTGGCATTTATAAGTCTTGCGGTATTGTTTAAAACTAATAAATCAAAATTGCCTGGTGTTATAATCACTGCCGAATCTGGAGAAATATTTGAGAATACTTCAGCTGCTTGTGCTTGATCGTAGACTGATGCAATTGTACCCTGTGCATTGCTGGCAAAAATATTAGATATAATTTTAGTGATAACACCTAACTTCTTCACCTTAGCAGGAGGAGTTATCCATATAGGTGTATCAAATGTCATAGTCATTATATCTATATCTTCAGTAACACCCTGTGGTATTTGCCTACTAGTAAAATTTACATCATCTAATCTAACAGTACTCAAACTAGTCCAATCTAGATAATTGTCAGTAGTTTGAATTTCAAAACTAGGAGTAAAGAAAACTGCAATCTGTTCAAATATCTGCAACTTTTGATCTGTACTAGTAGCCCATATGTCTGCATTTAAGGTTAACTTATATGGACTTGGCATAATACGTTCAATGGTAAAATTACTGCCTTTGGTATCTAAGTATTGATTTGTAGTTGGGTCAATGGCTCTTTCAATGACATTAATCTTACTAATATACGTAGGATCTTGTAAACGTTCTCGGTCAAATTCTAATTCTTTAATATAACAAGAAATAAATGGAGCACTTGGAATCGCATTCTCACTATTTTTTCTAAGAATTTGACCAACTTGTCTAGTCATATCTCCATAGCGAACAGGCACCTGTACTAGATTGCCCTTGGCATCCTTATAGGCAAAGTCGCTGAATATCTGAATAAATTGTGTCAAATATCTACGTATTTGACCGTCATAGAAGTAGTCCGATTTAGTACAGTCGGTGTTAAACCGCTGCCTCCGTGTTTAATTTTTTTTTGTAAATAACCATGTTATAAATCTGCCCTTGGTTTTAATACTTGACTCAATGCCTGACGCTCTGGTACCACTTCACCTGCAATGGTAGCTGTATTGATATTGTTTATAAAACTTGCTTTGAGTTTTCTTCTTACTAGCAATGGATTATCGGTCTGTGTTTCGCCTAACATACTTGTTGTCATTCTTACATTATCCTCGTACTTGAGCCAATGTATTCCATCAAATCTAAATAATCTATTAGGCAAATAATCTGTTCTTAGGAAGAAATCACCTAATCCTGGTGTTGTAGGAAATGATATTCCAAACCCATATGGAATACCATTTGGAGGAACACCATTACCAGTTAGATAACCAATATAATAATTTTTACCAGGGGTATTCAATATAGCAGATGAATCTAAATACGATGATGTTGCTGTGACATCTGTATTATCGATAGTAGTATCTGCTACAGATACCAATCCTGTTCCTGTATTACTAACTGGTACAACATAGAATTGGTCAGTTTGATAACCACTCTTTTCAACATCTGATTGTGCTTGTTGAATAATCTGATTATTAATTTCTATATTTTTCTTATATGATGACAACAAATCACGTAATGTGCTGCCATCTTCTGCTCCACTATCTGCATCGAGAATCTCTTTAAATTCTTGACTATCAACTAGTGGTGAACATTTTGCTCTGACTAAATGAGGATACCACGTTTGACTATATCCTGTTGCAGGACGAGTAACTTCTGATACAACATAAAATCTTCTCAATGCTACAAGACTATCATCTAATGCATATTCATCTTTTTGGTGTGGTAGTTCTATTACGTCACCAGCCATAATTTTTCTACCTAACGCATCATAACTGCTACGTAGGTGAAAGTTGATCATTATATTATCATTTTGTAAAAATAACCCAAATTGACTTAGATTAAAATCCAGGTCAGCCATGGTATAAATTCCGCGAATAATGTAAACATCTGGATCATAATGACGATCTCTGTTTTCCATGAATAACAAATCTTGTATACCTAATTCAGGAATGCTATTTAAATTGTTAGGTTGAGTAGGAGTGCTATTTCCATCTTCTGGATTAACGGGACCGAGATATTTGTGTATATAAACATCTGTGCCTCCAACCTGAAATTGCTCGTTTATAGCACGATCTAAGAATCTAAAGTCACTGCCTTTTTCTGGTTTGTATAATGATAGTCTTGGCATAGTATTCTATTTATCGCTAAATATTAGTATGACTGAGAACGAAAACGAACGCCAAAAGATAGTGCAATATGTGCAAGCCATGTTAGGCAGTGGCATGATTGATGTAGAGTTAGACCCTGTACATTACAATACTGCTATTGACCGTGCATTGGCTAAATTCCGCCAACGTAGCAGCAATGCTGTAGAAGAAAGTTTTGGATTCTTGACCTTGCAATTGGATCAAAATGAATACATAATGCCACAGGAAGTTACTAATGTTAGACAGATTTTCCGTCGCAGTATTGGTAGTAGAACAGGTGGTGGACAAGGTGGTACACTTTATGAACCATTTAACCTAGCATATTCTAACACCTATTTGCTGACAAGTACAAATATGGGCGGTTTAGCCACTTACTATGCGTTTGCTAGCTATCAGAAATTAGTGGGTAAAATGTTTGGCGGTGAGATCAACTTCACATTTAACAAAACTACTAAAAAACTCACAGTTATGCAACGTCCTAGAGCTGAAGAAGAAGTTATGCTATGGATGTATAATTACAGACCAGACTTTAATCTAATACAAGATCAGTTTGCAGGACAATGGCTTAAGGATTACAGCCTTGCAACTTGTAAAATTATGCTAGGTGAAGCACGTGAAAAGTTTGGTACAATTGCCAGCCCACAGGGTAGTACAACATTAAATGGTGCAGCGCTCAAGTCTGAGGGCAAGGCTGAGATTGAGACATTAGAACTTGATCTAATCAACTACAAAGACGGCGGTACTCCTCTTACTTTTGTAATTGGCTAAAAAACTCTTGACAACTTAATACATATGTAATATATTATAGTATCACTAAAGGATGCTATGATTATCGGTTTTGTAGGTTTAATTGGTTCGGGCAAAGATACCGCTGCTGATTATTTGGTAAATTTTCACGAGTTTCGTAGAGAAAGTTTTGCTGGTACACTAAAAGATGCGGTAAGTATGGTATTTGGCTGGGATCGTACTTTGCTAGAAGGACGTACAAAACAAGCCCGCGAGTGGCGCGAACAACGCGACGACTGGTGGAGCAATCGTTTAGGCATGGAAATTACTCCACGTTGGATTCTACAATGGTGGGGCACAGAAGTATGCCGTAAAGGATTCCATGATGATATCTGGATTGCTAGTTTAGAAAAGAAACTATACGACAGCAAAGATGATATTGTTATCAGTGATTGCAGATTCCCCAATGAAATTAAATCAATTAAAGATGCAGGCGGCATTGTTGTACGAGTCATTCGTGGAGCAGAACCCAAGTGGTACGATACAGCCGTACAAGCTAATCAGGGTAGTGAATTACATCGCACTTTATTAGAAGAACAAGGTATACATCCAAGTGAGACTTCCTGGATTGGTACTAAGTTTGATGCCATATTAGACAACAATAACACCATTGATGATTTGTTTAGTCAAATTAAAAATCTGGTTTCAAGTCTCCCTGCCGCCAAGGCAGTTTAAGTTTATGTAGTATGCGTTGACAGTTAGCACATACTGTCTTTAAGTTAGTATATCTACAATTTGTTAAATTTCCATCAATGTAGAATACATTAAACTGTTCAGAATATTTAGAAGTAAAGCCGCATTTATCACAGGCAGATTTTTTAGTATATCCAGCTTTGGCCCACAATGGTGTACCTTCTCGGCGTTGGCTTGCACAGTGGTCGCACTTTGACCTATAGAAAGGTCTCCCCTCCTTATAATAGTTTATAGCAACCGGTCGTTGCCCACATTCATTACATAGATCACGCATATTGCGCCCTTTTTGTTGCCCTTTCCTAAGTATTTAACCCTGTGTTTTTTCATATAGTAGGTAAATAATTCAAGTAATCCAATTAGGAGATATTACATATGGCAACATTGAATTCACCAGGCGTAAGCGTAACAGTAATCGACGAAAGTTTTTATAACCCAGCGTCACCAGGCACTGTTCCTCTACTATTTGTAGCGTCTGCACAAGATAAAACAAACGCAAGCGGCACCATTGCAGCAGGTACCACAGCAGCAAATGCTGGTAAATTATGGCTCATGACAAGTCAACGTGATTTAGCTGACACCTTTGGTGTTCCGCATTTTTACACTGATGCCAGCAGCAATCCATTACATGGTGATGAATTAAACGAATACGGTCTACAAGCTGCTTACAGTGTGTTAGGAGTTAGTAGCCGCGCTTATGTTGTTAGAGCAGATATTGATACATCTGCATTAATTCCAAAAGAAAGTGCTCCAAGTGGAAAACCATACGGTGGCCAATATTGGGTTGACACAAATGATAGTAAATTTGGCATTAAAGAATGGCAACATAGCACATTATCATTTGTTGATAAAACTCCAATTGTATTTGATGATAATACCGATGTAGGATCTTATAAAAATAGTGATTGGAATCAAGGTCCTGATTTAACAATTGGTCAAGCAGGCGACTATTGTATAATTATTACCATGGATAATAGTTTCCGTATATGGTATAAACAGCCATCAACTACAACATGGGTTGTGGTAAGAGATGGATACGGACCACCGGGCGCTCAAAGATCATTGATAATTGGGCCACATTATCAAGTTCCTAATTGGAATAGTAGCACAATTGACAAGAGTGTGTGGGTTGTAACAACTAAAGAAAATAATGGTGCTAGTTGGAAAATAAAACGCTATAACAGTTCAGCACAAGGATGGGATACATTATCTACTCCTATGTATGCAGATCTTCCAACCGCTATAGCAAAGTTAGATACAGTTGGAGGAAAAAATATTCCAGTAGGATCTGTGTTTGTTGAAGATAATTTTGATAACTTTATTAACCCAGATGGAATTTTTAAGGTATGGAGACGTAATTCTACTGGTCCAACATCAATTACTAGCGATAGTCAAAATTATAAAACAAATCAATGGTGGGATAATGCAACTGGACATTTAACAACTGCAACTTTTAAAATTAGATATACAGTACCAGGAAGTACAGCATGGAGCGCATTAACCACTATTAATATTACACCCGCTAGTTATGGTTCTAATTCCGGAACAAGTATTGCATCTTTAATTCCAGCAGCAATAGCAGGTGCAGGATTACCTAATATTTCATCTACATATAATGCTCTTACTGATCAAATAACGATTACACATTTACAAGGTGGAGATTTTGAATTAGTAGAGGTAACAAATAACCCAATTACTCTTGCAGGTATTGGTTATACTACTGCTAATGTAATTGTTCCTCCAACTTATGATTATGCTACATACTTGGCAACAGGCTGGGCATCCTTGGACTTCCAGGCCAGTGCAGATGCACCTTACAATGTTCCAGCAGATGGCACATTGTGGTATGATTCTGTACATGATCAAGTAGATATTTTATATCACAATGGTACAACTTGGGTCGGCTATCACAATGCTTTCCCAAATACAGATCCAAATGGCCCAATTGTATCAGCCACTGAACCATTATCAGCAAACGGTCAGAGCGATAGTACACCATTGGTTAATGGTGATATTTGGATTTCTACCGCAGATATAGAAATGTATGGTAAAAACATCTATGTTTATAGTACCACTGCAGGTTGGGTAGCACAAGACACCACTGATCAATCAACAAGCAACGGTTGGTTATTTGCTGATGTACGTTGGGCAACCACAGGAACATCATTGACTGCTAGCAATATCTATTCATTGATTAGAAGCGATTATTTAGATCCAGATACTCCAGATCCTGCTATCTATCCAAGAGGTATGCGTCTGTGGAATACTCGTCGTAGTGGATTTAATGTTAAGAAATATATTTCTGGACATATTGATATATATGCAAATAATGGACTTAATGCTCGTTATCCACATAACGCTGGTGAATCAATGGACACATCAGGACACGAATATGCAGCAGATCGTTGGGTAAGTCAACACAATGTTGCAGCCGATGGATCTGGTGTGTTCGGACGTCATGCACAAAGAGCACAACTAGTACAAGCATTCAAATCAACTATAGATACTAATGCAATTATTAGAGACACTGATACTGTTAATTTCAACTTAATGGCTACTCCTGGATATTCAGAAGTTATTCAAAACATGGTTGCACTTAACATCGATCGTGGTCAAACTGCATTTATAGTTGGAGATACTCCGTTCCGCTTGATGCCAACTGGAACAGAGTTAAGCAACTGGGGATTGAATACTGCTCAAGCATTAGATAACGGAGATGAAGGTGCAGTTACATATGATGAATATCTAGCATTGTATTATCCAAGTGGTTATACTAACGACAATACAGGCAACTATATTGTTGTTCCACCAAGTCACATGATGCTACGTACAATTATCAACAGTGATGCCAAGAGCTTCCAATGGTTTGCACCTGCAGGAACACGACGCGGTGGTGTTGACAATGCTACATCAGTTGGTTATATTACCAGCGAAGGCGAATTTAAATCTACTCCACTATCACAAGGAATACGCGATGTAATGTTAAGTCCAAGTACTAAAGTTGCAATTAACCCAATTGCGACATTAGCCGGAGTAGGAATTGTAGCCTACGGTCAACGTACTCGTGCAAAGAATGCTAGCTCATTAGATAGAATTAATGTTGCTCGTTTAGTTTGCTATCTACGTAGACAATTAGATGTTCTTGCAAGACCATTCTTGTTTGAACCTAATGATGCACAAACACGTCGCGAAATCAAAGCCGCAGCAGAAAGTCTAATGCTAGAGTTGGTAGGCCAACGTGCATTGTATGACTACGTTGTGGTCTGCGATGAAACTAACAATACCGCTGCGAGAATTGATCGCAATGAGTTATATATGGATATCGCTATTGAACCTGTTAAAGCAGTTGAGTTTATTTACATTCCTCTAAGACTGAAAAATACTGGTGATATCAAAGCTGGTCTATAATCGGTAAATAACATAGAATAAGGAGCATTTATATGCCAATTGCAAGTTTAAATAGATTTACAGTACCATTACCGGCTGGAGCAGGAGCAACAACCCAGGGACTGTTAATGCCAAAATTACAGTATCGCTTTCGCGTTACATTGGATCAATTTGGCGTAGGCGGCAAACAAAGCACTGAATTAACTAAACAAGTTATGAGTGTTAGCCGCCCTGAAATAATATTTGATGATTTCACATTAGATGTTTACAATAGCAGAATTAAAATGCTAGGTAAACATAAAATTAGTGATGTTAAATTTAAAGTTAGAGATGATGCTAGTGGTGTTGTTGCCAAGAAAGTTGGCGAACAAATGCAAAAGCAATATGACTTCTTTGAACAAAGTGGTGCAGCAAGTGCTGTTGATTATAAATTCAGAATGCGTGTAGAGATCCTCGACGGCGGCAATGGTGCATATGAACCAGTAACACTTGAAAGTTTTGAATACTTAGGTTGTTTTGTTAAACAAATTACCTATGCAGGTGGCGATTATACCAAGAACGATCCTCTAGATATTGATATGTCAATATCTGTTGATAATGTAATTCAACTTGAAGCACCTGGCGGCACAGCCAGCGGCATTGGATTAGACATTGGTAGAGTTGTTCGTGAGAATAAGAACCAAGGGCTAGCTACTGGTTAATAACCATTAACTATAAAGTCAAACCTGGATTTATCCGGGTTTTTCTTTGACTAAATATTAATATGACTTCACAACATTTTCAAAATTTTGTAACCAACGGAACTGGCCAAACAGTTATGAAAGACTTTCAACATGCAAATAGATTGTATATTAACAATGGCTTTGCAAGAGCACCTAAAGTTGGATTTTTATATTTTGTAAGATTTAATCTTAATAAAGATGCAATACCAGATAAAACATGGAATGAGAAAAATATTAATGTTGTAGGATTGCTGGCTAAAAAAGTAGACCTTCCTAAATTCACAATTGCTACAGAAACATTGAATCAATATAATAGAAAAACTATAGTACAAAAAAGTATAAGTTATAATCCTATTAATATAGATCTACACGACGATAATACAGATATTACTCATTCACTTTGGGAAAATTATTACAAACATTATTATGTTGACGGACTTCAATCTGATGCTGCATATGGTAATACAAAATACGAAGAAAAAGATTACAATTACGGTAGATATGATTCTTTACATAATCAGGGTGGCCGATCAGATACAAAACCAGTATCAGAAAATTTCTTTAGGTCAATTGACATTTATGTATTACATCAAAAGAATTTTACCAAATACACACTAGTTAATCCTAAAATTAAAGATTGGAAACATGATTCCGTGGATCAATCATCAGGTAATAAAGTATTACAAAATAGTATGACTGTTGAATACGAAAGTGTATTTTATAAAAAAGGAAAACTAAAAAAAGGTAGTGATGATTATATGATTGAGGAATATCTTGATCAAACACCAAGTCCACACACCATCGGTAATGACGGAGACGAATATCGCAGAAGTCCTTCTACATTTGATGACCAATTAGCAACACAGACTTTTGGAGTAAAAAATAGACCAGGCGAAGGCGATTTATTGTCTCAACTTGGAACCACTGTGCTTAGAAATTATATAAATCAAAACGGACTTACTAGGCAAACAGCCACAGCATATAATATTGCAGGTAGTGCTTTAACTGCTGCACTAAGTTCAGGACCAGGCAAATACGGTGCTGCTGGTCCTGCAAATGATTATGCTGAAACGCCTGGAAATCAGCCTGGAGTTTTTAACTTGTTTGGCGGAGTTAAAATTGATTTATTTAAAGGACTCAATGTCAGCGTTGACGGCATTACTAGAGCTAATCCAGCATCGTTGTTATTTCCTAAAGGTTAATAATGGCAACATATTCTAATTTACCACCTGCTGATACTGCACAATCAAATGCTACTTTAAAAGCATTTGACAATTATTATTCACAGCCGGTTGAATTAAGTTCATCTGTGTTAGCAGCAATGAAGGCA